ATCAAAATACTGTTTCAGGTATGGCTGATCCGCAGTTTAAAATGTTCGAGCATCGTAATCCATGGGTAAAACAATACTTTCAAACAGGCACAGCAGTAGCTGTTGCAGTTGATAATGCCGCTGATACTTGGGTTGTAAAAGCTGGTACACCAGTTGGTATGGAAGGTGAAGGCGGTAATTACGCATACAACAGTTGGATTGGACTAACCTGTGAAGTTTGGGACGGGCTTACTCCCGGTTCTACTAAACAAGGTGTAGTTCTGATTACTGCGGTAGCCAGTAGTGGTGCAAGTGCAAACTTCAGCGTAAAGAATATGAANGATACTGGTACTATTACAAGTGCCGACGGTTCATATTTGATAGTTGTTGGTAGCGCATACGGTGAAGGTACCGTAGCCGGGACCGCATGGGCAGATGAACTGGCAGTAGTCTATAACCAATGTCAGATATTCAAAACACCATTGGAGATAACAGGAACTATCCTGCAGGCTGCATTACGTGGTGAATCATCTGAATTGGCTAGACTTCGTGATCAGAAATCACAGGAACATAAGATTCAGAAAGAACGCGCATTCTTATTTGGTCGCTCACCGATCAATATTACTGGCGCTTTCTCTGATGATGACCTTACAGATGCGAATAGTAATCAAGTTCGTGCAACAATGGGTATTATTCCTGCAATTGAAAAGCATGGTGATTCTTCAGGTGCTGACCAGAGTCGCTTTTCTATAACCGAAGCTAGTTATAGTTATGGCGATTTCGTGGACGATATGGAAAAAGTATTCCAGTATGTTCCTGAGGCGGGTGTGAAACGTGCTTTTTGTGGTGCAGGTGCTTTGAGTTACTGGTCTAAGATGGCTGGTTCTTCAGGTATGGCAGGCAACTCTGGTTGGACAGTAAACCTTGGCGACATGAAACGTGACGCTCTTGGTTTTAACTACAGAGTTCTTGAGACACCTCACGGTGCGTTGCAGTTGATTCCAACTCCGGCTCTACGACAAACATATAACAAAACTATGCTTGTTGTATCGGATGAGAATCTGTTCCATGCTCAATACAGGGCGCCAAAGTTTCAAGCTAACATCTTAACAGATGATGCTTACGATGGCGTTAAGGATCAGTATTTTTCTGATGAAGGTATTGGCGTATCACTCATTGAGAGTCACAAACTGTTTGAAATTAGTTAAGGGAGGTTAATTATGGCTAGACCTTATCTAGGTGGATCAAGCGCAGGTGTTAAAGCAGTTAGTGCTGCAGTGACACTATCAATAGCTGATTCTTGCAAAAAAATATTTGTTTCTGAAGGGAGTGCTAATTATGATATTACACTTCCTGCAGTAAGCAATACAGGATGCGAGTTTACATTTATATTAGCTGCTTCTCCAAGTAGTTATGATATAGATGTAGTATCAGCTGCGGGTGATGACATAATTGGAATTGAATTTGCTGATGAAGATACAGCAGCAGCTTCAGATTCTGATTGGGATAAAATCACCTTCTCAACAAACGCAGTTGCTGGCTCATATGCAACCTTTGTTTCAAACGGAACAAACTGGTTTGCTCATATGTTTGGCAACGCTGATAATGCCTTCAGTCAAACTGACTAAAAGTAATAACCGAGGGGAGAGTAACATCTCCCCTCGTATTGGGACACTATGACACAAAAACAATTAATAGAACTCGTTAAGCAACATCATCCTGAATTGGGTGAAACACAGATACGTTTATATCTGAATCGCGCATTGGATGAGTTCTGTAGAAAAACGCGGATTTTGGCTCAGTTGTATACATTCCCAACTGTTTCAAATCAACGATACTATAACCTTGACGATGCTATATCAGAAGTCACTAGAGTTGACTATGATAATTATGAGATCCCGAGGTTAACTACGCCACCTGAAAAAATGGATACTACATAATGGCTGATGACGCTAGAACAAGTGCTTTAAAGCATGTATGGTGGATAGAGCGCGATGCAATAGCAATCGCAAAAAGTTCAGCTACGGATACTACTACAAACTATGTATCAGTATCTGAAGTAAAAACAGTAAACGTCCATGCTGTAAAACTGGACGAAGATTTTGTAGCAACTGGATCCGGTATTACAATGACCGAATCTCCAGCTATTCCCGCAGAATTTCATGAGGCATTAGCAAGTTACGCTATTGCAAAGGGGTATGAGTTAAAACCCGAATTAATTAGACAAGCTGGGTATTTTAGAAGTTTATTTAATGATGATGTTAGAGAGGGTAAGAAATACGCAAATAAAGGAAGGGACGGGACCGCTTATGCGGTAACCCCTTATGACTATTAATGGCATTTACAGAAGTTAATCCGATAGCCACAACATTTGATACGATTTTTTCAGAAAGTTATTATTGGGAAGATCTTACGGCCACCAATTGGGAAGACGCTCTTGTGGCTTCCAGTAGTTTGCCTTTAGAATGGGATGGTTTAACAACTTTTTCATTGATCACNAATGCCGCAACAACATTTACTGAAGTAGGAATATCTGGATGAGNTTTAAGACAGAAATAGAAGATTTGATTGGATCGGTTGGCGATGATGATCTTATTTCAACATCTATACAGGATATAGGCGCTGAAATAGTAGACGTCCTTCCTGCCGATAAACTGTTAGCAGTTGCAAAGACAGTAGCTGTTTCATCTTCAGGCTTAACTACAGCAGGCAAGAAAGTACTAGCGGTAGACAAAGATGATCTGCCAGCAAGAGAAATACCCTCTATTCAAAAAGCAAAATACAATGACGCAAACTCTATTTATGCGGCAAGCGATACTGATGCAGTATATTACATTGAAGATGAGACTGTGAAAATAAACGGAGATGCAGGAAGCGGTGCAACGGCAGGTGTTCTTCATTATGTACCTAAAATACCAACATCAGATGGCAGTACGGCTATATTAAATTCAGATTCATCCGTAAGTAACTTTCCACAAGAAGCAGAGCGTTTATTGGTTTTAGGGGGAGCAACAAGATGTTTGCAACGATTAATGGCTGATAAAACATCGAGTTTGCCTAGCGATATATCAGAACTTGTGTTGAGTGAGATATCGGAAAGCTTACCTACATTTACTGCGCCAAGCGCTTTTGTTCTAGTACCGGCACCAACAGGAGCCGATGTGGATTTTAGTAGCGTGCCGTCTTCACCGAGTTTTACATCACCTGTTTATTCAACACCATCGCTTGGATCGGTCGGCAGTATATCATTACCTACGGCTCCAGTTGCCCCATCTTCTCCAAGTTTTACTTACACAAATGCTAGTATATCCGACATAGTACAGCCGATTGTTGCAATATCTGATATGGCAACTCTTTCTGTATCGGTGCCATCTTATACAGAACCTGTATTGTCTCTTGGTTCTACCCCAACAATAACAGATTTAACTATTGCGGCAGTACCTCCAGCACCTCCTTCAGACCCTACTATTTCGTCGTCTGGAATAGCTACGGTTTCTAAAGCCGATATAAGCGGGGATGTACCAGCCTATACATCACCTACTACTACAATAAGTGGAGAAACTTGGGCAAGCGAATATCCTCATGCCGAGGTTGATCTTACGACTGCACTTGCAGCAATTGTGACAAATGTTGATCTTGCTAATGGAATCATAGATGCACCACCTACTTCTCCTGTTGGGCCATCTTTAACATCAGTAACTTTTACCAGTATAGATTCTGCATTAGATGCTAATACTCCTGTATTCTCAACCGCAACTGTGAGTACGGCAGATGTTTATACTGGGTCAGCACCTGCATATACCAAACCTACATTGGTATTGGGAGCAACTCCAACTATTTCTAATTTAACAATTAGTTCTGTTCCTCCTATAGCTCCATCATCACCAAGCTTTTCAACCCCTACTATTGGGGCTATAACAGTAGCATCTACAACCCTTTCTAATATAGGTACTCCACCTACATATACAGCTCCTGTGTTTACTTCTGCTAGTACTTATTTAACAGAGATGGAAGCAGGTACTATAGGTCATGCTGACTCTGATATTGATATAGAGCATTGGTTTAGTATAGCTGGTCAACTAATAGAAGATGAAGAGGATACGGAATTAGCACAAGTACATCTACAGAAGATATCTACATTCTTACAGGCATTTCAAGCAGATATGCAGAATCAATTAAATGTTTTTAACGATGCTAATGCAGAATATCAAGGCAAACTTCAAGAAGGAATCCAACAAGCTCAGATAAATGCACAGAAAGCACAGGCACAGGCACAGATAGATGCGACAGATCAACAGCAAAGTGCTAGTTTATTACTGCAAAAAGAGAATCAAGAATATGCAGTTTCTTTACAGAAATATAGTACTGAGGTACAGAGTTACCAAGCTGAAATTTCCAAAGAAGTACAAGAATACCAGCAGAATTTAGCTGGAGATATCCAAGTCTGGCAAGGAGAACGACAGACGGATCTACAAAAATATGGTAGCGATATTCAAAATGAGCTCAATGAGTTTAATAAAGAGAACGTAGCTTATCAATCAGCCATTCAAGAGTCATTGCAAGAGTTGCAAGTAGCTAATAGAGTTAATCTTGCTAAGGCTCAAGCTGATCTACAATTGGCAACGTCTAACAAGGATCGTGATCAACAAAGACAGTTGCAAAACGGTATCAATGATATGCAAGCTATTGTTCAAAACAATGGTAATTTAATGTCAAAGTATTCAGCAGACATAACAGAGTATCAGGCAGAGATTAGTGAGATGACCCAAAGGGCACAGGGATATCTTGGTATAGCTCAGGGATATGCAAATGAGATTAAGACTCGATTGGCAGTTACTCAAACAAAGATAGGAGAATATCAGACGAAAGTACAGGACGCTTTAAATACTTTCAATAAAAATAATGCCAGATATCAGGCTAATGTACAAGCAGAAATTACTAAGGTTCAAATAGATGCACAGGAAGCTCAAAAAGAAGGCGATATGATTTTACGTGCAGATATACAGGATTATACTTTGGAACTGCAAAAGTATCAGGCAGAATTGCAGTCTTACCAAATGGAAGTGCAAGCAGAAGTACAAGAGTATCAGCAAAACCTTGAAGGCGATATTCAAGTTTGGCATGCAGAACGGCAAACTGATATACAAAAGTTTGGAACCGATATACAAAATGCATTAAATACTTTTAATAAAAGCAATGTAGAGTATCAGCAAGATATACAAAGAGAAACGCAGAATCTTACTAAAGATATACAAGTAGCCATACAGAATGCACAACAGGAGTATACTACACGTAAGGCTAATATGGATAAAAATACTCAGGTGGGACTACAGAATGCATTGCATAATTATGAAAAAGATATTCAACAGTATCAGGCAGATATGGCTAAGTATCAGGCTGAAATTTCATCATATCAAGCACAAGTAAATACAACGATCCAAACATGGGTAAATGAAGAATGGAATCAAAATTTCCAGAAATATCAAACTGATTATACGAGCAGTCTACAGAATTATTCTGCT